ATGCAGAGAAAAAACTATTTGGACGCCGTTCGCGCGTTCGCGGCCTTGCTCGTTGTCACGGTCCACACACAACAGACGTTCCATGCGCCTTCGCGGGTTATCGAGATCCTTGCGGCAATGGGACAGCTCGGCGTCCAGTTGTTTTTCGTCCTGTCCGCCTACCTGATTTTCGATTCTCTAGATCGGATCGAGAAAAATGGCGGGACGCTCGGTGAGTTCTTCGTGCACCGATTCCTTCGCATCGCGCCGCTCTATTACTTCGCGCTATTCATGGGCCTGCTGGTGTTCGGGCTTATCTTTCCCGCGCTGAATTGGAGCAAGCACGCGCCGGTCGGTTACACGCCGGCCAATATTCTTGCGAATCTCGTTTTCATCCACGGCATCGTACCAGCCGCAAACAACTCTGTAGTCGGCGGCGGCTGGTCCATCGGAGCGGAAATGCTTTTCTATTTGATGGCGCCGGTTATGTTCGCGTGGCGCCGGACGCCGCTGCGACTAGTTGCGCTCGGGGCGCTATGCTTTCCGATCGTGTACGCCGCTATCGGCGTAGTTCAGCCGATGATCGGCGCGCCGGATTACGTAGACGACAATGGATTCCTGTACTTCTCAATCCTCAATCAGTTGCCTGTCTTTGTCTGCGGCACGCTGCTGTTCGTGTGGCGCGACCGGCTGTTCAAACTTAATGCTCTTGTGTCGGCCATAGGATGGCTCGCGCCGCTTGGTGCGGCCTATTACATCTGGGTGTGGCACTTCACCGATAAGCTGACGTTTTCCTTCGTGCCGGCCCTGGCAGGCGTATCGTCAGTTTTCTTTATCGTTCTGATGTCCATGGCAAAGAACGTCGGAACGCTTCTCAGCGAATGCGGCAAGCGCGCGTTCTCGATGTACCTGCTGAATCTTCCTTCGATCCTGATCGTTGCCGCGATCGGCCGCAAATTGGACCTACACATCCCATTCTTTGCGGCTGTCCCGCTCGTTGCTCTGCTGGCCTACCTCATAGCCGGTGTGACATACCGATTTATCGAAAGGCCGTTCATCGAACTGGCGAAGCGGCTAACGAACCCTGCGCGCTCGGATAGCCTTTTCTTGCGCTAGAATCGGCTGATGAAAGACTAAGATGTATATGCAAACACGAGGACATTCAGATGATTTCGACAATTGTGGACTGGCTCAAACCTGGCGGAATGCGAAGTCCGATGCCGATAACCTTCGAGGAAGGCTACGATGCCTGTATGCAGGGCAAACACGAGAACCCTTTCAAGAAGGGAACCCGTGAGTACGAGGCCTGGGACGATGGCCAGAAAGACGCGTTCAACGAACAGGCAATGTACTGGTGATCAGGCGCTACGGGCACGCTTAATAAGGCGCCCGTTGAGCATTGATTGGATCGGAAGTTCGATGTGCACGTAGCTGGTGAAGCCAACCACCAGCGCGACTGTAAGCCATACCGGGATTAGAATCCACCCGGGAACGCGCCCTATCAATCCCATCGACCCGCATAACGTCAGCATCGAATAGAACAGGAACTGATGCCAGATGTAGATCGAGTAGGATGCGTCGCCAAACATGGTCCAGATCGGCGCAAACTTCCACCCTCGCCGCATCTCAAGTGCCACAATCCCATAGATCATGAACGCGGCTGGGATGCCGCTCCATCCAGTGCGCCACCACGGATTCAGCGAAAACCAATCGCGCAGGCGCATCACCTCAAGCCCTACGATGTAGCCGATGATCCCGATCACGACCGCAGTGGCTGCGAAGCTCGTAATGCGTCGATCGATCAGATAGGCGACGACCATCCCGAAAACGAACTCCAACACGAGCGGCGAGAACGGCACGTTCGCGATCAACCCATGACGGCCAATGAACGTGTCGTAGAAGATGAACGCTGAGATGGAGACTGCCCACACGGCGAGCACGCGTCCGACGTGGCGCGGCGAGAGCCAGAGTGCGGCCGTGACGACTGCGTAGAAGTAGACCTCGAAGCACAGCGACCATGCCGCCATGATGTAGGTGTTGATGTGGGTGAGCAGAAAGAATTGCTGTATGGTCGGCAAGCGCGGCAGGAAGTCGGGCGCGAAGTGCACAACGGGCGTGAAAGCGAACGCCAGAGCGAACACGATCCAGTACACCGGATAGATCCGCGTCAGCCGCTTGACACCGAAGTCCCACGCCACTGTGGCCCGGCTACCGCGCGCGGTGCGCCCGCTGCGCATAGCCACCGTCGTGATGATGAATCCCGAGATGACGAAGAAGATGTCGACGCCGCTAGATCCGATGACGCCGAGGAAAGGGAAAGCCCGGTCAAGTCCTAGGCCGGGCTGCAGCAGGCAGACATGTGCGAGGATTACGAGAATGGATGCGATCCCTCGCATCGCCTGGATATTCGTGATGACCGGCCTTGTCGGCGACGCATAGGCCGGCAGTGTTGCGGGGTCGAGCTCGTCCGTGGCTGAACTGTGAATTGCTGTTGTCACTTTTTTTGATCCTTGCGAACTATATGCCGCCGCAAGTATATCGGTTTCGAACGCTATCGAATCCGTCGCGCCCTGATTGTTCCGTAACACGCATTCGTAGATACTGTAAACGTCGTGGTGCAGACCAGAAAGACGGTCGTCGTTCCCGCCAGGGACATACGGAAAGGTGCGAGCGCACCGCCGACCCCAACGCCCGCGCCGGCGCTTCCTAAGCCTGGCATCAGAAAGCTGCCACCGGTCGCGATACTCGGCTGAGCGGCGGACGTCGTCGAGATTCCACCCTGCAAACTCGTCGTCTGCGTAGTGCCGGCCGGTGCTACGGCCACGACACCCGCCACATCCCAATCCCCTGCTGTCAGCGAAATCGATGTGACATTGGCAGCCGTGGCCGTGGTCGCAGAGACTGCCGATCCACTAAGTACCGTCGAGCTCACATACTCGCCAACATTTCCAGCATTCGCATTGTTGTTAGTCGTCGTGCCGACGATGTTCGGCTGACTGAGTGTCGGAGCGGTACCGAACACCAGTGCGCCCGAGCCCGTTTCGTCCGAAATCACCCCAAGCAGTTGCGCGCTAGTCGTCGCGGCAAACTGGGACAGCGGATTGCCTGTCCGAGCGACGCCCGTCAGACAATTGAACCCGCTTCCGTTCGACCATTGCAGTGCGCTGTTCGATGTGCTACAGCTCGGCATCGCGAACGCCGTGGGCGCGGCGCTCGACCCCGTCGCATTCGCCAGGACGGCGTTCGCAGAGATCGGCGCGATGCCGTTGACTGAGACGCCGCCCCATACGGGCGCTGACGTCGGGCCGGTCGAGACGATCGCCTGACCGGCGGACGACCCTGCCGGGTTCAGCAACGAAATCGCGTTGAAAGTCGCAGCGCACGACGCGGCCGAGAGTAGCGCCAGCAATGCTCCAAAGAGAATCTTCTTCATTTTGCGTCCTTCGGATCATGCAGTTTCAAGTCCTGCAACGCGTGCATGGCAGGTTCGACTTCGGCCCAGGGCCTTTGGGAGAGGTATTGTCGAAGGGCTTCAACCAATTCCTTCGGCACCAGATAAAACTGCTTGTCCATGGTTAAGCCCCGAGCAATCCGTGGGTTCTGAGGTCGGCAATGATCTGAGCGACCATCGCCGAGGTTTGAGCAAGGGTGGCTGTAGCGCCAGGGAAGTTGGAAAGCTTCGCCGCGCCTGTTGGCGCCCCATAGCCCGCGATTTGAGCGCCGACAACGCGCTGACCAGCGATCGCAAGAAACGCCGATGCGCTGGGCAGGTTTATCGATGACGCCCCAACTTGAAGCGATGCGCTGCCATTTGAACCATCGCCGCCAGACCAGAGGAGTTCCCCATCGTAAGCAGGAGCGCCGGCGCCCGTGTAGAACACCAACTTTGGCTGATTTGCAGCGCCGACGGCCCCGAGCGCGACGAACGCATTAGCACCAGGCATCGAGATATTGCCGGCGCCATCGAGCGCAAAATTGTTCGTCAGAATCGCAGCGCCAGAGAATGTGTAGCTCGAAAAATCGATCCCGCGCGACACCGTATATGCGCCCTGCGTGGCAATCAATGCGCCGGTCGGATGCACCGGGTGCTGGCCATTGGCTAAGGTGAACAGAACGCCATTCTTCCAGCCGACTGCTCCCGTGGCATTGGATATGCAGACGGCACCATCAAATGTGGCACCCTGAACGGCATCGTCTGCCATCCCGGCAATCTGAATGCCAGACTTGTAGACGACCGATGCGCCCTCTTGAACGCTCGTATCGAATTCGCATGCGGAGACATTTAGGAACCCGGTAGCTCCTGCCTGAAGGATGCCGATACTTCCAGAACCAAAAACCTGCCCCTTCGGAGCCCCCAATGTTCCGCCATCGCTTACTGATGCAATTCCATTAAACGCGCCCGCTTGATAATTGCGGTTCGTATTGGTAGGCGACGTCGCGATAGATAGGATCGTGTAGCAATTAATTGCCGCATGACCCCCGGTACAATTCGGCCCGCCGAAGTTCTGAATGACACTGAACGCATTTGAATAGCCGCCAGCACCATTTGCAGAATCGAGCTGATCCCATACCTTCATGGCGCGGTAGTCAAACCCGTTGCCATTGTTGACCAGCGAATATTCGGCGAGGATGGCCGGCCCGGATGACAAACTCCCCTCGCCGCCGTTAATCTTGGCGCCGCTGGTCGCATCAAAGCGTATCGCCTTCCCGCCGAAATTGAGGCTCGGAAAAGTTGGATTGTAGTTGGTCGTTTTCGGGAGAACGATCGTTCCACCGCTTGGCGTATCGTTGATCGCTTTCTGAAAGTCCGCGGTGGAACCTGCGCCGATGTCGGTGATGCTGAGGCTGTCGTTCGCGCGGTTGTAGATTTTCGAGCCAGGAGCGAGCTTGGAATCCGTCACGGTCGCATCAGACGGCGCCCCAATCGGGCGGGCCTGTTTCCCCTTGATGACCAGTTTCGAAATTCCGAGAGGGACTCCGCCGTTCGGGAATCCGAGGACATGACCCGTCAGCGTGGAATCGAGCTGCGGCGTCGCATCAGCATAGACGTCGATGTTGTTGATAGAGCCGTAGTCGCCCACCAGCGTGACGGACGCGGCGCCCGGCAGAAACGTCCCCGGAGCTATGCCATCGCCAGGCACGAACGTTTCGTTGCTGCCATTGATCGCCACAGCATCTTTCAGCTGGGCGACCGTTCCCTTTACCGTCGCACCGCCCTGCGTCATGAACACAAAATCGGTATCGGTAAAGCCGGTCGCAGCCGGGAAATCTGGCAGGCGGATGCCTTCTCCAGTCGACATAGGTAGTCCCTGAAATGAAAAAGCCGCCCGGAGGTGGCTCATTGATCGTCGATAGTTGCTCAGCGGGCGATGTAGCCCCGGTCCTGTAGCGCGCGTATATATGCCTGCAGCGCAGAAAGCTTGTCGATCTCTTTCTGATCGTCGTCCGCTACTGAGACAAGGCCGCTTGCAACCGTTGGAGCGAGGTCTGCGCTGGCGGAGGCACCATCAGCGCTACCGGCGGAGGCGGAGCCTTGACTTGGGTCGGAGGCAGTACAACCGGTGACGTGGACGCGCATCCGCTGAGCACCACTATCAAGCTGAGCGCGATATGAAAGAACGTCTGACGCATGTTTCGTTACCTCGTCGTTGAATGACCTTTCAATCGCCGCGACCTTGCCTTCGGCGACCTGCTGATTTGCCAGCGCATCGGATAACGCCTTGGCAGACGCAGCATTCACCTTGTCGACGATCGCTTTCGCCTGAGCCTCTCCGGCGCGCGCCGAGTCGATCTGCAAATGCAACGCGACGATGTAGCCACCGATCGCAAGCACACACGCGATGATCAGGGCCGACTTCAGGTGCGAGCCGATGAACCGGATGGCGACGGAAACGAATGCCAGCATCATTGCTCCTTCGATACGTCAGGAACGATGGCAGTTGGCTTCACCCGTTGCGAAACGCCCGTCGCGATTACGAGTGCACTGAAGCCCGCCGCATATTGCAGAAGGTCAAACTTAGGCAGCCATGTCGGGACAAACTGGCTCGTCAGGTACAGCAGCATCCCGATAACGAATCCCAGAGTCCCAGAGACGCCCGTGAGGTCGAAATCCTTGCCGAATTCGTCCGTCGAGCAGTCGTGGAAGATCTTGCTGATTAGCGCGCGCATCAAACCGTCTCCTCGTCAGGCGAAAACACAAAGTCCGCGCGCTGGTTGCGCTGCATGACCCAGATCGGATACGGCAGCAGATGAATGCCATGATCCTTCCCGCGGTGGTGCTTAGCGCAGAGGACCATCATGTTGTATTCGGAGTCGATGAAATCAGACGGCTCCTTGAAGGTCGACCAGTCGAATCCCGGATGCAGTGCGCGCATCCTCTCGAAGTCGATGCCATCGGCGTCGGCCCACTCGGCGTGGAAATGGTGAACTTCGCGCCCCTGCTTGCTTCCGCAAACCCAGCACGGCGTGTCGAGCGCCGCGGTCAGGTGGTGCTTCGTGCGCCGGAAGAGCGATGACTCCGTGCGAGGCGCGTGGTCCGGATAGAAGATGTCGATCGTGATCGACTCGCGCTGCTCGTGCTCGTGTGCGATTTGCATGGCCGTAAACATAAAAACCGCCCTAAGGCGGTTGGTTGCGAGGTGCGGGAAGGTCAGAGCTGAGCGATTTTTACCGGCATAGCGCGGCAATCCGTGCGACCCTGGTTGGTCGTGAAAGCGAAGCGGACCTTGTATGTCGCCCCCGGGGTTCCGCCCGCGAGCCAGGCCACGAGCAGGCTGTCCGTAATGCCTCGCGAGTTCGCCATGATGCTCGACGAGTTGACCGTCAGTCCTGCGTCGGCTGTGACCGTCAGCAGAGTGACCGTCTCGCCGTCAGCAAGCCACGGCTTCGTGTTGATCGACGGCGACGGCGCAAGGTCTAGCGCATAGTCGAGGACCGCGCTCGGGTCCTTGAACTGCATAGGAATCGACTGCGGAGTCATAGACTGGCCCACGATAGATTGTTATGCGGTGATCTGGTCAGTGCGGCCTTCCGAAAACACGCTTAGAGTCCGGTCACCTCCGCTGACTGCATACCCGCGCACTTCGGCCTCGATTGCGAACAAGCGAACGTCGGACGACACTGCTACGTCGCGCGCCTCGGTGAACACATGAACCGTGACGGGATTGGCCACGTTCGCGATGACTGCTCCGCCGATCCGCCCGGAGATGCCCTCCAGCGCTCCAACTATCACACCTGATGCGTTCGTATAGACGATTGCCGAGAAGGCGCCGGTGATGCCGGTAAGCGCGCCCGTCACGGCGCCGCTCACACTCAACGCGCCGGCGATCTGGCCGGACACGCCCGTGAGATGGCCGGCGATGGTCCCACCGACGGGCAGAGTTAGCGCGCCCGAGAACGCACCTGTTACGCCATCCAAAGTGCCAGATATGGCACCGACGAGGTTGGTGCACGAGTCCCCGGTGAATGCGCCGGTAACGCCAGCGAACGATCCGCTGCAAGCGCCCGGTATCGACTCAGCGCCGGCGATCGTCCCGCTCACACCCGCCAGCGTCGCCGCGAGCGCCCCGCTCAAGGCTTCCCCCGCAACCATCGAACCGGTCACGCCCGCCAGTGTTGCGCTGACTTTTGCCGGCAGGGTTTCAGTCGCAGCGATCGCACCAGTGACGCCCGCAAGCGAGCCGGACACCGCGCCAGCAACAGTTTCAGTGCCAGCGATCGAGCCCGACACCCCAGAAAGCGTGCCGCTGATCGACGCCGAGATCCATTCAGCGCCAGAGAAGGAGCCAAAGATGCCAGCCAGGGCGCCCGCGATAGAGCCGCTCACGCTTGCCGCAGCGTTCAGGTACTTCGCCGCGCCGAGCCACACATTGCCGCCACTCTGGAGCGTCTTGACCGTACCCTTGATCGTGAGCGTCTGGCCTGCCGAGTTCGCGCTATACGTCAGCGTCGTGCTCAGGTATTGCGAGTTCCCGGCACCCGCGGCGGGTGGCGTGTGCGTGATGTCAGCGGCGCTGCCGTCCGACAGGGTTGCGACTAGCTGCGATGCGCAGCTATTGCCGCCCCAATAGATCGTGACCGTGCGCGATGTCGTGTCGGCAGGAAACGTGAACTGGAAGCCCTGCCCGACCGCTGGCGTCCCCGCGCTGACGAAAATGCCCTCCTTGACGGCGGTGCCAGAGGCTTGCGGAGTGCCGCCTGTCCACGTATAACCAAGGCCAAATGCGAACGTGCCCCACGAGACGCCGGAGCCTAGCAGCGTCGGCAAGCCAATGGTCGTCCCGGCGCCGCTCATGCGGTTCGGCGTCGTTGCCGAGTGAAACTCAATCCAGTCCGTCTGCGCCGGGGAACTCAGGCTAAAAGTCTCAGTTCCCGCGAGAACCGTTGTCGTCCCGGATAGGCTCCCCATTGCCTATCCCCTTATGCGTTGCCTTCGTTGAAAACGCCCGAGTTGATCTGCACGGTCGCATTTGCGACAACCGAAGTGGTCGCCATCTGGAGGACGCCCGTACCGGCCGCCGTGGTGCTCACGTCGAAATCGGCGACAAACGTGCCCCCGGAAGTCGTGAGTCGCGCCCACGTCGCCGTGCCGGTTGCGGAGGCCGTTGCGTTGCCGATCGCATTGAATGTCAGCACTCCGCTTGCAACCGTGCCGAGCACCGAGGAGCAGGTGTGCGCGGAGAGCGCTGTCGTGGCCGTTCCGCCCGTTGCAGGCTGCGTGCCGTTGTAGAGCGTGAGGATGGCGCTCGCGCCTGCGGCCGTGACGATAAAGGTCAGCCGCCCGTTGCGCACGGGGACAGAAAGGCCGATGTTCATAGAGAGGAGCCCCAAAAATTAGAAAGCCCGCGCGCGGCGGACAAAAACTTCGTCGATTGCTCGACGCTCACGCAATTCCGAATGCTCGCTTCGCCGCGCCGTAGAGCGCGAGCCGTTGCGGATAACCATTTGGCGTTGCGGCCTTCGTCGCGCTGCCGAGATTGATCATCCTACTGATCTGCAGAAACTGCCCGACGTCCGCATAGCCGTTCAGGTAGTGGTTCGACCACCACCACGCAGAGGCGAGCGCGGCGTCCGACGGCTGCTCGAGCAATTCCGGATGTGCGATCAAATCCAGATCGATGCCAATGCTCGCGAGTTGATAATTGCGCCGGCCTGTGACCTGCAGGCACGCGCGGCCGCGATACTTCCACCCATCACCGCTCGACTCGTCGCCATTCCCATTTCGGTTCGCATACGCACGATTCGCAATGCGCTCGGGCTGGCGAGCGTATTTGGCGGCGTCCGCCTCGGTGAAGTGCGATGGGAACGTCGACAGCAGTTCGGGCGCGCTGTAGTTCAGGTTCTCGACCAGCGCCGAGAGCCCAGCGCTCTCATGCCCGATCTGCGCAAGGAACGCAGCCAGGCGAAGCGGCGCGTTGATCTCAAACCGATCGCAAGCTGCCTGCAGGGGCAGAACCCATTGAGCCGCGCGCAGTGGCGTGGCGCCAGTTCCAGCCGCGATGATGTTTGAGGTCAGATTCATGCCTTGTCAGCCTTGTTTTCGAGCCGCTCTTCGATTCGCTCAAGCTTCTTGAAGACCGCATCGATTGACGCACTGAAACGATCAATTGCTTTTTCCAAGGCGCTCGAAGTCACGTAAGTCTCGGCGCAGTGAAGCTTGAATGCGGCGAGGTCTTTCTCATTGGCTTCCGCTCTTGAATGAACCGAGCGAAACATCCACCAGACGACAGTTCCCACTCCCGTCACTCCTATGCCAACGAGGCCAAGCAGCCCGTTAAGATCCATATGGAATCCCCGTAAAAAAGCCGCCCCGGAGGCGGCTATTGGTCGTTTGTTTTTGGATTTCGTGTCTTTACGGCGATGGAACGAATAGCGCCGTCGCAATAAGCGACGCAGATTGACCGGGTGCAGTACTCCCGCTTGTCGCCAGCGCCTGCACTTCGATAACCTGCCCCTCGGTAACGGCAACCCATGTGTATTGCGTCTGAGACATGAGGGTTGTATCAGATGCAGCTGTCACCGAATTTATTTTCAGAAACAATGAGAGCGCTCCCGTGAACTGCGCCGAAGCGTTTACGGCAGCCGTTGCATAGACGAACCCATCACACGGCGCCGTGATCGTAGCCGTCGCCGGCCACGAACCGTTTGCTCCAAGAGGTCCGAGAACTGCTTTCGAGATGACTGGCGCCACATTCGCCACGTTGACTTTCTCTGCGAACATGCCTCGAAGAGCGGTCAGCACCTGATTGCTCGCGCCCTTCGCCGGCGTCAGTCCTGCGGCCGTAACGATGTTGATCAACTCCATCATTACGGCGTTGAACCAGTCGGCATCTAGAATCGTCGCTGGGGTGCCGGTGGCAGGATTCCCGCCCGTGAAGAACCCGGGCGTACCAGCCGGCGACGGCGTTGGCTGTGTAGCTGCGGTGCCACTGGAATCAATTTGATACATGAAAACTCCTTATCCGTCGGGCCTAGAAGATGATCGGCAATCCAGTGTCGGTTAGGACAGGGTTGCCAAAATCATCGACTACAGAATTGTCAAAGATCTCAACGACGTACCTGAACAAGATCACCGAATGCGCAGGCTTTATGGATTCGAACTCGCATTGCAAGACATCGTTTCCCCAACTTGCGAGCGGTTCACCAGTCGTCGTCTGACTGGCGCGCGCATAAACGATCGTGTTGAGCGGAAGCACTACAGCCCAGGCGAAGCCCCATTCTTCGCCGTAGTCAGGATCGCCGCAGCGGGCTTGGCTTGCGCGAGCCGGCCCGAAGTTCTCAATCGAGACGTCGTATCCGAGATTGACCGCGAACTGCATGAAATAGGCTGCCGACTGCCCGCCGCTGTTCGCAAACCGAGCTACGACCTGAGCGCGGCGCGCAGCCACTGTCGGCGATGCTCCCGCGCAAGGATCGGGGAGCCCTAGCGTCGCCTCCCATTCCGGCAAGAGCTCATAGGTCGTCGCCGGAAACGCATCGACGAGCAGATAGTTCGCGCGAGAGGTGTTCCGTTCGTAGGTCGGCGCCAGACCTGTTAGCGCCTGCGTCTGAACAGCATCCTGATCACGTGGCCAGACGCGACCGCGTGGCAGGAGGGACTGAATCGCACTTAGAAAATTTGCCGCTGTGAGAACAGGAGCCGCCATCAAGACCCCCGTTATACGTAAGTGATGGTACCGAGCGCAGGAAGAAACCCTACAGCGCTCGTGATATTCCCGGCAGGCAACGTGATTACGAAACCGGATGTCCCGGGCACCGCAGCGATGCCGGAATTGATGTCCGAAATGTCCACAGTTGCGCCTGTAGGATCACCCTTGCGCAGGAACACGTCGGAGATTGCGGCCGCCACTTCGGCTTTCGTCGCCGTCGACGCAGTGCTAAGCCCCGAGATCGTGAAATTGATGACGTCTGCAATCGGAGCGCACGCGTACACCATTGCCGTCACCGGCTGGAGCAAATAGATTGCGTCTGCAACGATCAATTGATCTCCGGTCGCTTTCACGGCCGTTCGGGTCTCATCTGTCGCGACGCCGTTCGTCCCTTGCGGGAACCCGCCATGCACGGCCTCGGCGTCGTCCATCATGAAATACACGACAACGGTCCCGGTGCCAAATCCGTTGGGCAGACACCACGCGCGCGAGACGCCAGAGATTGCGGTCGCCCACGTCACATAGTCGTCTTTGTCACCACCCTGAGGACTCGCCTGATAGGCCGCGATCACCCGCGCCTGAAACGCCTCTGTCGATTCGACGTCGGCGCCGCCGACAAAGGCAGTCGCCGCTACGCCGGTCGATTGAATGCCCGGAATCGAAGTCCCGAGTGACAACGCGGTCCCGACGTCGCAATTTCCGGCAGCTCCCGTCTCGGTATCGGTGAGAGTCACCGTTACGGTTCCTGTGCCTCCGACTGTCGCATCGGCCTGGACGGAGTAGGTCCGGCTGTCACCGCGTACAACGGTCGCTGCAGCAGGAATGACTGTCCCGCTTGCGCCGTTGAAGACTGCGGTCCCGGATGCCGACGTCGCAGGCTTCTGAAAGACGTTCTTGAGCGCGCCCCAACCGACCAAATATTCGTCGGTCGCTGTCCACGGCACCGCCTGCTTCGCGATCCAGTCAAGATACCCGTAATGCAGGTATGCGAGCCCGGCCTGCACCACCGTGATGACTCGCAAAACGCTGTTGCGCAACAGTGCGCTGACGCCGGAGAGATTTGCCTGAACGTCGGCGGCAACCTGTGCCTTCAGATCAGTGAGTGAGGGGCGCGAAAAAGGCATTTAAGAGATTCCGTTCCAAGCCCATGAATAGGCGGTCGAGACTTTCGTCCCGTCCTGCTGATGCGCGACGACATTGGCGCCCAAGAAGCTTTCTCTGGTCCATTCGACGGTTATGTCTAGCCGAGCGACGATACCGTCGTCGATGAGCCACTGAAGTGCTTCGGCAATGTAGTCATACGCGCGCTGAAGCGTTTCAGTCGTTTGCTTCGCGCGCTGCAACAGCCAGAGACGCGACCCAGTCTGATGCGCGTTGCCCGCATCGCCCCACCACCCGCGAGGATCCCCCGAACCGTCCGGGATCTCGTCATCCGGAGCCGCCATGCGGTCGGTGAACAGACTCACGAGGATGGCAGTCTCAAGGTCACCGCCGGTCGAGAGCACCGGGCCCATCGTTTTCCAGTCGCCCCGGTTATTGGCCGCGTCCCAGAAGATCTGGATGTCTGTCGGGTTCATTCGGTCTGGTTCGGAGAGTTGGACGTGCGCGTGTCGCCGCCGCCCTGGACGTTCGTCACGTCGTGCGTGTGCGAATTGAAGATCGACCGCATCTGCGCCATGGTTCTAGCATTCGTTCCCGTGTTGTCGATGATGTCGCCGGTACACTCGAGCACCGGCGCGTTCACCACGACCTTCGTTTCCGCATTGATCGTTGCAGTGCCGGCGTTGTTGACCGTGACGTCCTGCCCCTTCGCGTCGATGATGATTCCTCCAGACGCCGTCAGATAGACGCTCTTTCCGTCCTGCGAATAGATCATCTGCTCGCCGGGCTTGAGCCCCTTCGGGCGCGACGCCTGATGCCCAGTTGCAATCACCACCGCATTGTTTCGGCCGCCGCCCAAGCTCACCATTACGACGTCTGACCCATTCGGCGCGACGCTTGCGAACCCGAATTCAGCTAGTCTCGGAAGATTGTCGATCGTCTCGAGGTCGTTCACCTGCACCTGGACGAACTGGACGTTGCCGCTGTCGTTCGTCACGGTGATGCGCGCGCGCCCAATGGCGGTGCTGATGAGCCGCGCGAGGCGGTTCATGAGTCCATGCGTCTGATCGGTCATTGTGGAATCGTGCTTCCGTCGACAAACATCGGCTGCAGCGCGGTCGGTTCTGGCAGATACGCCTCAGGACGCATCGCCGTGATCGTCGCGGTCGTGCCGGTTTGCATGTTCCGCTGAAAAGTCACTTCGCCAATCAGCCAGGTCACCGGGCCGGTTCCCGACTCGTCGGCCAGCTTCAATTGCGGCAGAAGGATCGGAGCCAGCGTGTTTGGGGTCCACAGCGCGCCGGCGGAATCGCGCCACGTATCGGTCGTGAGCGTCACGACCGCCGCGCGGCCGATGCGCCGGTTCATTTCCCAGATCGCGCGCTGCTTCGCGAGATCCTGAAACCCCTGCACCGCCTCGGCGATGATAATGCGCTCGCGCGGCCGCTTCACGCCGTCATCGGTCACTTCCGCGATGATGTTTCCGGCCACGCCGATGTCGGAATACATCTGAACCGACTGGGTATAGGCCGTGTACTTCGAGAAGCGCTGATCTGCCGAATACTGGATCGATGCCGACTGGACGTTGACGCCCTGCTGAAATCCGCTCGCGGCCTGCACCGTCCCGGCCTGTGCGAGCACGAGATTACCATCGGGCGCGTCATACACGAGCAGCGAGTTGTAGCGGCTCACGCGCTCGATGATCTCGTAGCAGGACTCGCCGAGGAACAGGTTGAACTGCGGGATCGCGCGCAGATTCTGCACGTCGCACGATACCGTGATGCCGTAGTGCGCCGCCAGCTTCGATGCGACGTCGAACGCCGACGTGCCACTTATCTGACCATTCGGCCACATCGCCGCGCAGTCGACCAGATCCTGGCACTTGCCGCGGCCGGCGACGCGAATCGTGTGGCTGTGAGCGTCCATCGACGGCACATAGCGGTCGACATATCCCGTCATGACCACGTCGTCCCCGATCTTCAGCACACATGAGTCGCCCGGTTGCACGACCACCCGATCAATCTGCCCCGGATAGAGCTCCGTCAGCCCGATGTCGAAGTCGGATGGAAGGCGCTCGATTCCACGTGTAACGCGCACGTCTGTCCACCCCGAGATCGTCTGATTGCCGATACTCAGGAAAAGATCGTCGTTCACGTGTCAGGTCGCCAGTGCGGAGAAGGAAATCGGAAGAAATGCCGGATGTACGGCATCTGCCTGCTGCACGAGCCCGTCTGCGCGCGTTGGATCGCGATAGATCCGGTTTGCCAGTGCGAGCGCGGGCAATGCCGCGTTGAAGCTGAACGTCGTGGCCGGAGCAACGCCAGCACTGCGCGCTTGCAGATCAGCAACCACCTTTTGGCGGAGCACCCGCATCGCCGAATAGCTCGAATCGTCCCCCGCGTCGCCGGCGATCTCGATCTCCGCATCGATCAGCGCGGTCACGCTCGCTGAAACGGACTGCGAATCCTGCTGCGATGCCGGCTGATACGTCGAGACGACCTGAGCGAGCTGCGCAATCACCGCGCGCCGGAAGAGCGCGCCGCACGCCGTCTGCATCGCCTCCATTGCGCTACCGATCGCAGACACCGAGGTGATGCCCGCTGGCGCGTACGACGCCATGCTGGTCAGCATGCGGATCGCGTCAGCCGGATCTGAAGCCGAGACGGCAACCGATTTCACGAACGCCTGCGTCGCCGCGGCGAAGGAAGCCGTATCGCCGACCGACGCGGCCGCCTCTTGCAGCGCCGTCCCCGTTTCCGCGACCGACGCGCGCAGCGCGGCGTCCTTCTGGATCAACGTCGCGACCGTGGTACCAGCCGGCGCTTTCTGGTTTGTGCCCAGATAGCCGCTGTTCCCGCCGCCGAACAGTCGCCCGAAGTTGCCCTGGAGTGTCGAAACCGCGCCAAGGAAGCGCTTCACGTCATGCACCGCAGTCACGCCAAGCTGATACAGGCCGACAGCAGCGGAAACCGCCGCCTGCACCACGGCCGCGCCTTTCTGGATCGCCGCCGCCGTGTTCCTGACGAAATCGACAAGCGAGGACGAATTCAGCGCATCGGCGGCGTTCGCTACCGCGTTTTGCGTCGAGTCGACGGCCTGAGGATAGATCCGCAGCCCGCTTTGGATGAAGGTGAACATCACCTCGACCACACGGCCAAGGTCCTTCCGCTCCATGAACTCGACGTTCAGGCAATTGACATTCTCGATCGTGCCGAACGTCGGATGGACGAGAGTCTGTGGCCCGGCGCGCTCGCACACGTTGAACATGCGATCGCGCTGCCCGGACACCGACCCACCGCCATAGATCAGGCTGTCCTCGACGAGAAAGCCGATCAGGTTGAACTGGCGGGGCAGTTTTCCGAGATCCTCGACGAACACCTCGTCCCGGTACGGGTAGTCGTGCACTGCATTCCGCCGGCCGCCGCCCGTGCGCGTCGCCTCCACAGCGAACGGCACCCCGCCATACGATGCGGAGCGGAGAAACCCCTGCCAATTGCCGGACAGGAGGTTCCCCGCAGCATCCAGAACCGCATTCGCGCCCCGCGCGACCGCCGAAGCACCCGATGCCACACCGCCGATGCTGCCGGCGATCTGGACTACGTTGACAGCGCTCATACAGACGGTCCCATGAGGAGAGAATGGCCGATTTGGCCGGTTGCCAGAATGTCGCCATTCTTGTGGACGCTCGCACGTGTTCCGTGCGGCGCGCCCGGCATATGAATCGTGATGTCAAGCTTCCCGTTCTGCGCAGCAGATGCGGGCGACGCGCCCGAATCGATCTGCGCCGCCATCGCCGCGCGCCTTACCGCTTCTCCGTCGGCATCAGCCGGGCGTTCGTACAGGCGCGACATGATCGCGCCGGCCTGCCCCGCCGATGTCGCTAGGCCGAGTGCATTTCCGGCGCGCTGTTCGCCACCGCGGCGCAATTCGTAGTCCACGAACTGAAGCTGCTGATCGAGCGTCGACTTGCGAATGTCGATCCCGAAAAGCTTTTTGAACGCCGCCTGCCGGTCCTCATGCCATTGCGCGACCCCATACGCGTGTCCGTTGTCGCCAACGGCGTTCGGGTCGAACATGCTTTCCGACCAGAGATTCGCGGCGATGCCGGCGGCCTGCTGCCGTGACCATCCCATTTTCATGAACGACGAGACTGCCGCCGCCGTTCTGGGATCGGAAGCCGCGCCAGCTCGGCGACGTGCGCCGACGGGGTCGCCGTCCCACGTGTCGCCTGGCTGAGTGATGCGATGATCACCCTCGCCTGAATTTAGCCCCTGACTGTATGTCAGTCCGAGCAGCGCGGCCGCGAGCGGATTGGCGACCAGCGGCAGAACGAGCGCCGACAGCGAGGAGACCTTCGCGACAAGTCCTGCAATGCCAGCGATCGGACCAGCGAACGTGATAGCCGCGAGACCGAGCGCGATGCCTTTCACGCCGCCGAGGCTCTCGCCCACATCAGCAATCGACTTCGCCGTCTTGTTCCAGTCGACGTTGTCAATCCAGTTCGCGATCTTCGGCCCGTACTCATCTGCGAGTCGCGCAAACTCGTCGACGACCTTGCCAACCGCGGGCGCGAGCGAGGCACCTATCGAATTCTTCAGCTTGTCAACAGACGCATCGAGCGCGATCATCGACTCGTTGAATTTTTCGCCCTGCGCGATCTGTTCTGGCGACATGGTCGCCTTCAGCTTGTCGAATTGCGTAACAAACTGGTCGATCGTGCCGCGGCGAATCATCGCCTGCAAGCCGCCGAGCCCGAAGATGTCGAGGAACGCCTTCTGAGCCTGGGAATTCTTGATCTTGGATGCCGCCGCGGCGACATCCCTCATGCCGCGCACGACATCGATCGTCCCGTCCTTCAGACGATGGATCCCGATGCCCTTGTCGGAGAGCACGCCGGCGGCGAAGTTGTTACGGCCTGCCGAAGCGTCCTCGAACGCCGAGCCGAGCGACTGCATGCTGCTCGTCATTGCATCTGCCGACAACCCCGCGACGCGCGCCGCGCCGCGGTAACGCTGCAGGTCGGTCGTCGAGACGCCAATCACGCTTGCCGTGTTGGCAATCTCGATTGCAGCCTTTCCCCAGCCCGCTGCGAGCGCGGCAATGCCGGCGATACTGCCCACGCCAACGAGAGCCGCCATCGGCGGAGCGATTGACGCGACCTTGCGCGCGACATCTCCGGCGGCGCTGCCGACCTGCGCCAAGCCTTTCCCGAGCCGATCGAGGCCGGTTTCCTTACCGAAAGCAGCAACCGAGGTGCGAACGTCGTTGACCGGCCTGGTGATCTTCGCGATGGAGTCGTTGACCCGCTTCGCAACCGCTGTGGCTTTGTCGACAGCGCTGATCGTAATCTGGAACGCTGCGCCCGCCATCAGTTGACCCCTGATTTTTTCATCCGCTCCGCTTCCTTGTAGTAGAAGAAGAAGCGACCGAGCCTGAGACGCCACGCGTCTTCAGGCCCCCAGTGATAGAACTTCGTGACCTCGGCGACTATGCAGCGCCAGTCGTCGGGCCATCCAGCGTAAAACCCGTGAGGTACGTGACCGCCTCCTCGTAGTCACGCTTGCCGAGCGAGCGAGCGACCTGCAGCGGCACACCGGCGACGAAGGAGATCAACGCGGCGTTCGACGCATAGCCGGTCTCGCCGGCCTGCGACGCACGGTCGAGCTCGTCGACGGTCGGCTCGCGCAGGTCGAGCACGGTCGTCGTGACGGAATCTCCCTTCAGGGTGATCGGCTTGCGAAGGTGAACGGTTTTGGTTTCGGGATAGCTCATGTTCAGGTCGTCGTCTCAGTCACTTCCGGGCCCTCGAACTTGACGTCGAACTTGGCGTCTTCCGAGTCCACCTCTTGCGATTCCACCGTCCACATATTCCGGCCGATGATCGTCTTGCCATTCGCCAGCGTCGCAACGACGGTGACATTCGTCATGCCGTTGACGTCGGCAACCGTCAGGCCACCCGTGTCGCGCAGCGACATCGCGATCGACGGCGCCATGAACTTCTCTTTGAAGCCGTGCACGCCGTCCATACCGGTCAGCGATTCGCGCGTCACGCGGGACGGGTTGTACTTGAAACCGCCCTCGACCAGGTACGTCGCGCCGTCCACCGTGACAGACGCGGTGCCGGCGAGCAGATTGCTAGGCATCGTGTGCCCTCCAGAAATGAGAAAGGGCGCCCGGAGGCGCCCTCAGATGGTCGAAACGGCGGTTTAGCTCGTCACTTGCTGGCTGAACTGCATCAACAGCGCGAAGATGCGCAGTTGATTGATGAGGACAGCCGGGTACAGCACGTCGACGCGGTTCGGGTTTTGCGCGTTCTGCTCGACGATCAGACCGGCGGCGAACTGCGAGCTGCCCTGGACGAATCCGGCTTCCTCCATCGTCTGGTACTGCGCGATGAGATCGGCCTTGATCGTCGCCGGCGTAACGACGTTGTTGCCCGCCGTCAACCGCGTGCCATTGGCTGCCAGCTTCACGCGCGAGTACTTGCTCGTGACGACCGACTTCAACTGGCGCAGCACGAACGTGAGCGTTGCCATCGTCTCGACTTCGAGATAGCTGTTGTCGGCCGTGCCGAAGCTGTTCTTCTGATACGTCGTGATCAGGTTCTCGATGGACACCGTTCCGTCGTCAGCCACCGCGAACGTCGACACGCCGTTGAAGAGCAGCGTATTGCGGTCGGTCAGCACGAAACGCGACTGCAGCGGCGGCGCCAGTGCGGTCGCCAGCGTCACCGTTTGAAGCGGTTGCGCCGGGTCCGCGCGACCCGACACCGCGGCAGCTGCCGTGATGTCCGCTGCCCAGATCCACGCCGGCGTCGGGGAATCGTTGAATCCCATTACCGAGACGTGCTCGTCGTTTCGAGCGGCGCCGAACGTCTGGCATGCGGCGAGCGTGCCGCGGAATGCGGCGAACGCCTGCCCATACAACTGCTGGGACCAGCTCCACCGGCCGGTCGCCGTGCTCAGGAACGCCTTCACTGCATCGAGCGACGTCGAATCCGTGTACGGGAGCGCAATGAAGTCGAACGTCTGATCGCCGAGCGCAGCAAGCGCGGCGGTCAAGGTCGGGTTGGTGGTGCCTCCCGTCATCGCGACGATCGTCGTTGCCAGCCCAGTCGGCGTCACTTCGCCGCCCGCGGTACCCCGATAGTTCAGGCGCAGGTCGATGTCGTTGCCGGCCAGGCCCTTGTTCTTCGCGGTGAAATTCACCTTGGACGTCGTCGTGACGTCGACTGCAGCCGTCACAGGAAGGTCCGGCGCAGCAGTGACGGCAGCAGCGAGCGCCGTGGCGAGCTGCGCGGGCGTTTGCGACGCCGAGACGTTGAGCGAGAGCAATTGTCCGCCGATATACAGCGACAGCGCGCCGGCGGCCGTTGCCGCGCTCGTGAAATTCAGCGAGCCCGACGCGGCAACCGCAGCGCCGTCGTCTGCCAACGGCAGATACCAGACTTCGCCGAAGGAGTCGCGTGCACGGTAGGCAGCGGTCATCAGCGCGAGCATCGACCCTTGGCCGCCCACCGCCTTGGCGTCCGCGACGCCCTGGCAGATCCGGGGCACGCCGGCGACGCCGGTCCCGCCCGTGGTGATCTGTCCGATGATCAGCGCGCGTTGCGTTTCCTGACCCGTGTTCGCGTTGCGCGGGTCAATGTCCGCATAGAACAGCGGCACGCGCAGGTTCTGCGGAATATTCGGGAAAGAGATCGTCACGCCGAGGCTCCTTTCGAGTTCGACGCCTTCGGTGCAGCGTCAGGTTTCACCATTTGCACATCGCCATCGCGAAGACGGCGGTGCCAGTAGAGATCGAAGTCATCGACAGTGATGCCCTCGGCCGGAATGAATTGCTTCGTCACCGGGTCGAACACGTTCGGACCGCCCGGCACAGGTTTGACGACCATGCGTCACTCCTTATGGGAAATTGAGGGTAAGACCGGGCTCTGTCGTCCCCTCCGGCATCGGGACTACCAAATCGACGCCCTGCACCGGATAGGTTTGAATCGGGAAGAAGTCGTCGGCGGATTGAAAAAACTCGACGTCGACCGACATCGACAACTCCGCCATGGGCATTTCGCCATCCGAACTCGTCGTGAGCTCAGAGTCCACGGACGAGAACTGCTGGATTCGCTGCCCGCCGGAGGGATCCGCCCAGATCGCCGGATTGTTGATCAGCGCTGACTCGATTTGAGCCTTCATTCGCTCTGCCGCAGCGAGCGCCACCGCCGAGCCAGCGTCGCCGACCAGCGCCGGCGACTTCGTGCGCGCGATGATCTCTATCGTCGCGGTGACGTTGAACTGCGGGACATTTCTGCCGAGCGACTCCTTCCGCTCGCGTCGCGCGTGCACGAGGACAATCGGGTAAGCGTCGGGCGCCGTCGCCCAGTCATACGGAGAAAACACCGCCTGCCCAGCGTCCGTCGCTCCCTTCAGCGCCGTTACGAACAATGCACGGAGATCTGCTGAAGTCGTCACGGAGAACTCACCTTGCTGAGGATCAATTTCGCACCGCCGTGGCTGTCCGGACGAACCTCGCGCACGACATAGGTCGTGTCGACACTCGCCACGGACAATTGATCGTTCTGAACCGGCTTCGCGGTGAACTGAGACAACTGGACGCCGAGGACCGCATGAATCTCGGTGACCCCCGACGACGCATCCTCAAACATCACCTCTTTGAGGTACGCGTTATCGAAGATCCCCGTGATCGGATAAGCGCCGCCGGTGAACGGCTTATACGTCACCGTCTCACCGAACACGCCCATCAAAGGACCGAGGACCTCGGCAGACCAGTCGATCAATTACGCCACCTTGATGGTTGGACCGTCCGACGGCGAAAACATCGGGCCCTCGCCGCGGGGCAACTCGACCTCGCCAGGCGTGGTCAGGAAGCCCGACTTGCGCAACTGCGCAATCTCGGCGGGGGCGAGCGAAACCTCCTCGCCGGGGCCGTACGTCTTCCCATCGATCGAGACGGTGCGGCCACGCGCGACCGTCGCGCGTGCGCCCTTTTCAGGGCCGGCCATTAGTTCACCACCGGATCGCAGACCGTCGCGGCGAAGCTCGCGTTGACGCGGCTCGGAATGACGATCGGCGACGATTGCATCAGGATGAATCGCTGCGCCGGATCATCCGAGATCCAGGTCTTCGGCGCGTACGGCAGCGCCTGGTAGTTGAACGCCGGATCGAGAACCGAGCCGAATGCGCGCGTGCCCATCAGATCGGGACCCGACAGGATGACCATTCCGTCCGGCAGCATCGGCTGCTCGACGTTGTTGTCGTCGACGTACCAGTCGTTGTAGACCCACAGGTCATACTGGCCCCAGTGGCCCTTGTACTGCGCGCCGCGCTGGATCTGAGCACCGACGTTGACCGTGTTGCCTTGGCCGCCGTTGCCCGGGAACCAGATTGCGGCCTTGACGACCGGATCAGCGAGGAACGCCGTCCATGCGCTGGTCGTGAAGACGATGTCGGTGGCAACGCCGCCCGACTTCTTCAGCATGATGTGGCCCCACGTCTCGATGTTTGACGACGGGGTCGCCGTGCCAGCCACTACGTTGGCCGGAGTCCACTTCGCGGTGGTCGTGAGTGCCGTCGTGAGGGTGGAATCCCGGCCGAAGTCGACGACGACCGTCGGGAAGCCTTCGCCCGTGATCGTCACCGAACCGGCCTGCAGCGCCTGCGCCGCCATCCACTCGAGGCGACGATCGATCATGTCGATCTGATCTTCCATCTCGAACGTCAGGTTCGCCATCTCGCGCTCGCCGGCGTTCATGTCGCCGCCGATGCGCTCGCCGATCATGCGGCGGACGGGCTTGCGCAGATCCGGCGCGCGCTTGTCCTTGATGTAGGCGGGCTTGAACGTGTTCGTCTGGTAGCGGCGCTGCTCGACGAGCTTGCCTTCGACCAGCGGCGAGACGAACGGCGACATGCGGCGCTTGCCGACGTCCACGTCGATCGACACGAATTCCGTGTCGGACGTGATGATGTTCGGGAAGAACTTGTCGAGCAGGAACTTCTGCGACTTCTTCAGATTGGGAACCATCTGAATCAGTACGTTGGTGTCAAAAACCAAATTACCGGGCATGTTTTAACTCCGTGCGGATGCTTTTGAGATCCCCAAAACAAAAACCCCGCCGAAGCGGGGTTGCTGTTCAACGCGGGGCGTGGTTTAGCTCGGATCCGCAGCGGAAACCGAGGTCTTGACGAAAATGCCGTTCGGGCGCAGCGCAGCCTTCGCAGCCGCGAGCGTGATGCCAGCACCGAGCGTGAGCGCGGCGCCGTTGACTTCGGCCATCAGGTAGACGCCCGAGATCACATCAGCCGCGCTGCCGTCCGCGAAGTCGGCGAGGATCGCCGCGGGCGTCTGGCTGCCGTCGGCCGATGCCGACAGTGCGATGGTGTACTTGCCGCTAGCCGTGATCTTGCCGAGCACGGTGCCGCGCACGAACGGGCCGCCGGTGATCGTGACCGAGTCGGTGACGAACTGGAGGTTGCCGGCGAGCAGTTGATCCGGCACGAAGGCCTGAGCGGTGATCGACGGTTGCTGGGGATTTTCCCCGATGGTGCTGACGGAAAGCGTCATGGTTTTTGCTCCTTATCGGGGAGGGTTAGACTTCGCCGCGTGCGCGAGCAGCGGCAGCGATTGCACGTGCGGCGATAGCGCGCGGATTAGATGCATCCGGCGCATCCGCCTGTGGAACTGCGACCGTCGTCTTCACGCCAGCCATGCGGTCCGCCAGACCCGACCGCGCTTGCGGCTTGTCGAGCTCTGCAGCACCGAGAGCAGCGATGGCTTGCTTGGCCGTCAACCGGCTGTCGAATGCGAATGAGCACGCCTGGTTGATCTTTCCGGACTTGATGCCGGCGGCGACGATGGCGGCACAGCGGACGCGCTCGCGTTGGCGCGCACCCTTGGCGCGGCCGGCACGCTTGCCTTCTTCCTTGTCGTCCTTCCTGTCGTCTTCTTCGCCGTCTTCCATGTCGGCGTCGTCGTCTTCGTCATCGGCCTTCGCGGACTCTTTGTCCTTGTCCTCTTCGGCCTTGCGCGCTTCTTCGTCCTTCTTGTCCTTCTCTTCCATGCGCTTCGCATAGTCCTCGTCGGACTCGTCGTCACGCTGCTTGCGTTCGTCGTCGTCTTCCGCCTTCGCGGCGGCCGTGCCCGACATGCCCAGGTAATGAGCGAACGGCATCGCGCTCGCGAGCTTCGAGAGCTTCATGTGTAACTTCCTTTGAGGATGGGTTTAGGCTTTGGTGATTTCGGCCATCAAAGCCCGAAACGCGGCATCAGGCGCCGCCACTTCGTCCGCAAGTCCGAGAGCAACGCCCTGCGTGCCCATGAACGTCGCGGCCTGCGTATCGCGAACCGTGGCGGCCGCAATATTCCGATTGCGGGCGACTGTCTCAACGAACAGCTCGCCCATCGTGTCTATGTCTGCCTGGAAGCGCGCGAGCGCCTCTTTCGACAGCGCGATTTCCGAATGACCGTCGGCCTTCCGATCACCGTATGTGATGAACGTCACCTTGACGCCTGCGCTCGTGAGCGCTTGCGACATGTCGACGTGCGCACAGATCACGCCGATGCTGCCGACGCCGCCGGTGCGCGGCACGATGATCCGGTCAGCAGCACTCGCGATCGCGTACGCCGCCGAGTAGGCCGATTCGTTCAGGATCGACCAGATCGGCTTTTGCCCGCGCAGGCCGTAGATCGTGTCGACCAGATCGAAACAGCCCGCCACCTCGCCACCCGGCGAATCGATGTCGAGCGCGATCGCCTTCACGTCCGGGTCGGACAGCGCCATGAACAGGTTCTGGCGGATGCCGTCGTAACCCGACATGCCCGAATAGGGCCGCAGACATCCGAGCTTCTGGACAAGCGTGCCCTGAACCTCGATGACCGCGACGCCGCCGACGTTGTCATAGCCGCCGCGCGGGTTCTTGCCCGACGAGGAGAAATCGTCGCCCTGGTCCCACTCGTCATACGCCATCGGAACGACGGCGGACCCGTCAAGCCGCACCATATGACCGACACCGAGTCGGTCAGCGAGTGCAGCGACAACGATCTCTGCCTTCCGCGGGTGGATTGCGACCGGCGTGTTGAACAGCTTCTGCGCGAGGCGTGGTAGCAAGTTGTTCATTCTGCTTTTGGCTCCTCAGGCGGTTGGCTGGCAGTCTTTGCATCGGCGCCAGCCGCCCACGCCGGGAGAGGAATGCCGAGCTTCCGGTATTTCTCGATTTCCACCGCGCGGCGGTCGAGCACTTCGCGCCAATCGGAGCCAGCGAGATCCGCGCACTCGTCTTCGAGCGTCGACAAACCCGCATCCATGCCCATAATGGCGCCCTCTTTTTCCTTTGTCGGGTCGACGTACCCCTTGCCCGGCCCCATCCACTTCGCGCGCGAGTACGCGCCGCGGCACTCGATGTACTCGGGCGCACCGTTCGGAAGCGGCAAGTCGTCGACTTCGTGCGATTCCTCGACGAATGCTCCGGCAACCGGCTGCGCAAAGCCGCGCGCGAAGTTCACGCGGCGCCGATGGAACGTCTTCCACGCCTCGAGCATCGCCGCCCGATACGAGGAATAGTTCACATCCGACCAGTTCTGGCTGATCTGCTGCGCGGACACGCCGGCGCCGGCCGCGACGTTCCGAAGCATCGCCGCTTCGAACGCCTCGAAATTCCCATTCGGGCGGGCGGCCGAGACAGTATTGATGCTTTCGCCCGGGTAAAGCGACGTGAGCTGCGCGCCACCGAGGCGGATGCGCCGCTCTCTGTGAAAATCGGCGCGGCCCTCCTGATACACCCCCAGCCTGTCGCCACCGAGTGATTCTTCGACGAATTCCTGATCGAACGGGCTGGTGATGTATGCCCCGAAGATCGCATTGATGATCGACGCGTCGAGCTCGACGCCGTCATACTTAATCAGCATCTTCAGACGCTGCAGCACGGGCGTCAGGATGCCGGCGCCACCGCGGTGCTGGCCCGCGCGGTCCGGCGTGAAGTTATGGACGACGACCGGTCGCCCCCAATCCGTCTCGCGCGGGATCAGATCCCAGTGGACAGAATCGCCGGCGCTGAACCAGTCGCCCTGATGCGCGCGGCGGATGAAATAGCCGATCGCCGCGCCGTATTCGTCGATTTGCACGCCACCGCGCTGCGTCTGCTGGTCGAATCGAAGCTGCGGGTTCGACAGCCGATCCGGGTCGACGAGCATGATCGTGGTCGCATAGCGCGCGCGACCGACGCCAACGCGCTCCGGCAGCCAAAGGACTTGCGCGAGCGAGTCCCCGTCGATCAGCTCATGACGGAACGCCACGGCCATCATTTCAGAGATGGTCATGTTCCGTTGCGCGTCGCAGTAGAGCCCCGGGTCGTCCGCCCACGACCGATAGTGCGCCTCGAGCGCCTGGCCGTATTCCTCGGCCCAGACGTGGTCGAAGGCCTTGATCCCGCTGTATGCGCGCAACGCCTGATAGTCAGGCTTGAACACTGGCCGGAAATTGGCACCGATGACCGTATCGAGCGTGCGCGTGATCGCCGCCGACGCCCAGCCGTCATTCCGGACCAGATCGCGCACACGCGCGACGATCCGGTCGCGATACATATTCAGCTCGCCGTCGGTCGACCAGAGATACGGATTCCAGTCTGCGACGTGATCACCGCGGATGTCAGCGGCGTCATACGGCGTGCGCGATCCACCGGTGAGCATCTTCGCGCGGTTCGGCAACAACGGATTCCCGTCGGCGCCGACGATCGTGACTTGATTTTCAATCATCGATAGACGAACCGAACGGGGCGGCGGGCGCGGCAAATAATGCCAAGCTGCTGCTGAAGTTGTCGAATCAGCGCCGTGAGCGCTGCAATATCTGTTTGCTGATAGGTGACGGACTTCGCACCATCACCCTGCGTATAGCTGAAGGAAACGCCCTTCGTGCCGGTCTGCAGGGCGATCAGCGCGGCCTGCGCGTTGGAAAGCGCCTGCTGTAGCGCTTCCTGCGACATGCCCGCGAAGATCGAGGTGCTGGGGTCGAACAAATCCGCCTCCTGAAATGCGAAACCCGCCGAAGCGGGTCAGTGGTTATGCAAGCTTGCTCGCGCGAGAACGTCGCTCAGGCTCAGCCACAATTACGCGCGGCCCGCGCTCGACTGGCGGGGCCAGCGTTTTCACGTCGAGGGACACTTCCGTCGGCTCAGGCGGCGCCTCAGGAACTCCCGTCGGAAGCGCCAATGGTTCTCCGCTCACGCCGACCTCATCGGCCCGCTGATTCAGCTTCAACCCGAGGTGGAACAGACCGCATAGAGCGCCGTATGCGTACACTCGGCAGTCAAGCGCCTCGTTTGCACGGCCAGGCGGGAGGTCCCAGACGCGGTATTTCTGCCCATTCGCAACCTTGACGATCAGCCGCTCCGAGGTGAGCTGCGCAAAGTAGTTGATGTCTCGGTCGGTCGGGAAGTGCATGTAGCCCGGCCCCGGCTGCTCAAGGTGAAGCCTCGATCGAATCGAGTCCTTGGCAGCGTTCACGCCGAGAATCACCGGCCGGAATGCGGCCTTCGTTCGACGGCTCGGCTTCTTCGTCGGCCAGATCGGATTACGTTTTCCGGCGACCGCCGATTCCCCTTTGATCGCCCACACGCGCCGTCCGAGCCGCTCTTTCGAGAAGTCGTACACCTTTTGCGTGTGGTGACCGCCGGAGTCATGACATACGGCCACGACTTCGAAGCCTCGCCCGTCCGCGCGATACCAGATGCGCTTCAGGAATGCATCGAGCCGATCCCAAGGTTCGGGCGTCTCCAAGTCGCCTTCGATCACCTCATGCGCGATCGACCAGCTTTCCTCATTTCGGCCCCATCCGACCACCTCACATTCGAAGCGGTAATCCTGTGTGTCGACACCGACCGTGATCACTGCGACGCCGTCCGGCACTTCAGCCGGCCAGACCTCGCAGCGCGCAACGAGCTTGTCTTCCTTCAGCGCGCGATCGCCGCGGTCCTCGTAGGTCTCGCCAAGCACGAGGTTGATAAACGTCTGCCGTGCGAGCGGATCGTCCTTGACTTTTAGCCATTCGGCGACGAGATTGCGCCACGATGCATTCGGGAACAAGCTGTAGCCTGCCCAGATGTGGAATCCGGCATGTCCCTTGAAAGGCTTCGACGCGCGCCACTCGCCGCGCTCGACCATCTCCGGCTTATCCACATCGTGGATGATGCAGCCATTGTGCTTGCATATGTAATAGACGCTGTCGGGAATCCCGTTCCCTTGCTCGTCCTTGTCCCACTTGAAGCCGTGCGCAGTGTCCGGGCCGCCCCATTCGAGCACCTGGTGCTCGCCGCAGTGCGGGCACGGCACGTAATAACGCCGCTGGTCGCTTTCCGCGAAACTCTTTTCGATCCGACTGAACCCCTTCACCGTCGGGGTGCTGCCGAGTATGATCTTGCGGTTCCAGAATGACTCGGTCCGCTTCACGCCAAGCGCGATCTGATCGCCTTCCGACCCGGCGCCTTGGACCGGATAGCCGTCAACTTCGTCGAATGCGACGATGCGAGCCGTGATCCGGCGAAAGCCGCCAGGGCTGTTCGCGCCGACGAAGGACATTGATGCGCCGTTCCGGAAGACGCGCTTCAGGATCTTCTGCTTCGAATCCTTCGCCTTCAGGTCACCGACAATCTCCGCGAGCGCGGGCGTGTCGCGCAGCATCGGCTCGATTTCCGTGCTGCTATAGTCTTCCGCGTCCTCGACGCGGGGCTGCACAACCAGTATCGGAGACGGATCCTGGTGGATGAAGTAGCCAGCGATGTGGTCGAGGACCTTGGTATAGCCAACCCGCGCGGACTTCTGCACCGTGATCATAGTCACGGTCGGGTCCGTCACGGCGTCCATCATCCCGATCTGATATGGGAATGCATGGAATCGCCCGGTCTGTGCGCTCGTCTCGCGCGACAGCACGGCATATTTCTTCGCCCACTCGCTCAGCGTCAACTTCGGCGGAGGCTGGATGTTGCGCCGACGCGCATCCAGCAGTTCGCGCTGGAGGGCGTCGTAGCCGTTGGCATAGCGCCGCGCGTCAGGCGGTGCGACCAACTCCATCACGGGTCAACTCCTCTAGAGCATCGACAATGATTTCCTGAAGTGCGTCTTGCACCTCAATCGCCGTTTTCAGCCGTTGAATTCTGGGGGCGTGCTCAGCCGGGATGGCGAGTAATCGTGTCCGGACCTTCGCGTACTCGTCGCCAACCGCGCGCGCGACATCGGCGACAGCGACTACGGCGCCCGACTTCTGGTCGTACTCGAGTTGGTTCAGCAGGGCGAGATAGTTCTCCTTCACTCGCCGCGCCTCGTCGAGATTCATGTCCGCGCCGTTGGCCGTCAGCACGCGGACCGCGGCCTGCTCGTAGCTTTCGTCGGGGCGCTTTGTTACCTCTACCGCCTTGTTACCCGTCGCGTTACCCTCCGACTTGGTAACAGTGATCGAGACGCCGTCTCGGCGATATTTTTTGAGCAGTGCGTTCGACGCCTCGACGTCAACCGAATCGCCGTCAAACACAAGCCAGCCGCGCTCTTTCCACTTCGTGACGGTCTTGCGCGACACCCCATGAAGTTCCGCGAACTTCGCCTGATTCATTGCCGCCATGCGTTACCCGGATTTCAAAAGTTCATAGCTAGACGAAACTCGCGGGTCTTCGTCTCCGCCCTACCCATCCCTCTGGGAGGGACCCGTAAGGTTTTCGAATGGCAGGGAGCACTATGCCGGTGCACTCGACGCCTCACCGCTTCGACGCCACGAACTCGAGCTCGTGCTTCAGGATCTGCGGGAACTTCGCCCGGATCTTCGTCATGATGGCTTTGTTGACAGCTTCGTTCGACAGAGATTGCGGTATCGAAGGCCCGAATAGCTCTTTGATTGGCAGGCCAGTTCGCACCGTCTTGCCATTGCGCTGGACGACCTTGTGTTTCTTGCCTGTTCGCTCGAACACGCCACGGTGGCCGTTCTGCATCGTTGCAATGAACGAATGCCGCAGCATCGTGCGCGCCGACTTAACCTGGACGCTCACACCGCCTTTCGTTTGGCGCGCGCCGTAGTTGATCAGGGCGATCGGCCTACCTGTCGCCTTCAGAACCACGACGAGATTGCCTCGACTGGCGCGCTGGATCGTGAAAGAATTTTTGATCGCGCTGGCCTTGATGTTGTAGCCAGCGCCCTTGACCTCTAGCGACGCGGCTGTTCTCGCCTGCATCGCCGTCTTGTTCAACGCTCTAACGACCGCCTTCTGCTGCTCGCCTACGTAGCGCGTCAAGCTCGCAGTGATCCCCTTCACATCCGCACGAACATCGAGCTTCAGCATGGCAACGCCAAAAAGAAACCCGCCGGGGATTAGCCGGCGGGTTCGAAGAGCGCTGAAAGCGCTGGAGGAGACACGAGGGATCAGATGTGCGGTATGTGCGAGCGGATCTCGTCGAGCTTGGCGACGAGCGACGTCATCAGCGCCTTATCGAGGTTGCGGATGCGCATGAGCGCTTCTTCTACCCCATTGACCAGTTGGTGAATCGCGCCGCGCGCGGGGTTCTCCGCTGGCTGAACAGGTTCGGTGCTGCTGGGTGCGGCGTCAGACATGGAATGCTCCGTCAGAAATTCTTCTCGCGCGGTTCGCAGCAGCGCTGGCCCTTCTGCAGTTCGCGCGTACACCACCAGCAGCGCGAGAAATATCGAAGCTTCATGGGTCGCGGCGCAAATTCGAAACGCGTGAAGAGATCGCCCGCAGCATCAACCAACATCTCATCCGGCCGGTATGGCGCTGGGTGGCGTTGGGCGTCCCATTGTGCGCGCGCCATGTGCGCTGGCTCGGAGCCAGTCCCAAACACTGATAGGCGACGCTGTGGCCCAAACAGAGCCGTAGTCTTGATCGCTGATCGTTCGTATTCGCCGTGCTCGGTCGAGCGCTTAAGTGGCGGAAGCCCTACTCATCGCTTCATGGCTCACCTCGCAAGCTGTAAACGACAAAAAGCCCGCTCAGTGGCGGGCTTTCTCTACCGACGCCTCCGCCTCCCAGTAGGGAAGCGAAAGCTCACGCGCTAGGCGGATTCGGTCTTCTTGGCGCGATTATAGGACGAATGTTTCGAGTTTACAACCGGCCTTCCCCACATTTTTCATGAAAGCATCTGTCTTGAGGCGGGAAATACTTTGGTTTAGCGATCGCTCGGCCTCCGCGAGGACTAGATCAAAGTTTCTCCCACGCAGCACGGCCTTGTGCTGCTTGCGCAACCGCGTCTGCACCTGTTCCGGTGACATGCGCCACACGTACGTGTACTTGAGAACCCACTTGTGCACGTGATTCGGCATGGCCGACCATGCGGCCTCGACCAGCCAGCCATCCTTTTCAACCGGCGTCACCGCGGCGGGCGCGTCTTTTTCCGCATCACGCAGCGCGACGTAAAGTCTGGCCCACTGGGCACACACGCCAGACTGGAACTTCGGCAGGCGAACTGTGAAGCCCCAATTATCGAATCGCGCTTCGATCGTTTCAAACGTCATTGATCCCCCGATTCGTATTCATAGCAACGTCTCACATCTCCACCCGGAAGGAGAGGCCCCAATGGCAGAGCCAGTTGATCAGAGAGTCGCGGATCTCCGGGGAGCGAGGGAACGGGAATTCGATCTCGTCGTCGACCTCCGTCCCGGTGATCGGGCAGCCGATGAAGGCCACGAGCTGTTGTGTGCCGTCGACGCGCCGCGCCGCGGTGTCGAGCAATGGGCGCGGGATGTCGGCCGCCTGGATATAGGTGCGGGCGGTCATGCTGCGACTGCCTCCGCGGCGTACACGACTCTCAGCTTGAGATCCATCGCGATGCGTCGCTCCATGCGCGCGCCTTCCGATTTCTCCCAGCCGGGCAGCATGAAGATCATGTCGCACGGGCACATCAAAGCGATGTCCACCTTCATGTAGTCGAGCCACTCGGCGTCCGGGCCGAGATCGACCTCAGCGGGATTCACAACTTCGTGGCCCTCGGCGCGCAGCCGCGCGGCTTCGGCGTTGAACGCCGGCTTGTTCAGGTCAGGAAGACCAGTCATCGGGCCGGAGACGTATATCTTCATGCTGTTGCTCCGAAGAATCCGCCGGAGACCAGAATCCAGACCAGGAGCGCGGCGTCGAAGAGACTCCACCAGGCGCTGTACAGCCTGCGCGGTTTCCCGTACATGGCGAGGCTCAGTCCGAGGTTCATCGCTATCAGGACAGTCATGACGATTTGCGGCCAGTGGAAGATCATGCCCATGCCCTCATCTCGATACCGAGAGCAAGCTTCATTGCTTCGGCGAGGTTGATTTCCAGCGGAGTTTCGTCGTCGACAGGAACGCCGCTGATCGGGCGAAGCTGCTCGTCACAGCACGACCCTTCTGTGCTGGCCTCGCCCCATCCGTTGCGCAGCGGCCGACCAGTCCTCACCTTCCACACCGGAACCCCGCACATGGAAGCGTGAAACTCGTCGAAGCTGACCACCTCGACCACTGCGCCGACGTTCTCAGGTACGTCGGAACGTACGATGTATGCCAAATCCCCGGGCTTCACATTCACAGTCAGATCTCCCTCACGTCCATTTCGTCCAAGCCGCTCGCGAGGAACGGCGCCAAAGTTTTTGCGTTGTGATTCACGTACACGGTGAACAGGTGATTGCCATTCGGCAGCCGCACAAAGTTGCCCGCATAGCGCTCGTACTTTTCCGGCAGATGCGCCTCAGCCGTGATCACGTAGCCCCTGCCCGTCGATCGCTCCGGCCCGATCAGACGAACCGGTGTGATCTGGAACGACGCATACTCATCGCGGATCCAGCGCTTTCGCCAGCGCCCCTTGCTCATCTCGACAACGGAATTCGGCATTGCCGCGCGCACTTCAAGCTTCATCGGTGATTACCTCGTTCAATCCCATCTTTCGCGCCCTCACCGGCTCCCAGCGTGCGTATGCCGACCGGAACGTCCCGAACTTCAGGTCGTGCGGCGCGCCCGACTGGTCGAGCCATCGATGACACGTCATGCACCCGGGCACCGTGAAGCGGTTGTCCGCCTTCAGACCCATGCCCTTGCCGTGCGCGGACTCGTTGCTGTGGCACGGCACGACGGTGTCCCACAGGCCGCAACAGACCTCGAACACGCGCAGGTAACACGGCTCGTCGCGGCACGCCGCCAGATACTTCGAGCCCTCTGCGACGGTCGGCTTCTTGATCCGACGCTTCATGGCCGTACGGCGCAGCGCGGTCTTCGCGTTGGCCAGGCTGCTGAAGGGCGAGCCGGGCTTGCGCTGGAAGCCGGTGCGCTTCATCGGGGCCGAGCGCTTCACGCGGCCACCTGCATCGCGAGCGACGCAAATGGATCGATCTTGTTGCTCTTGATCCTTTGGCGCGCACGCCACTTGCGCGCTGCCTGACTAGCTGTTTGGGCTGCCGGCCGCGGCGCATCCTGCCCAGTCCCAACCGTCCATTTCGCGCTAAGGTCGCCGAACGTTGATTTCCGGATCCACGTCTCAACGCGGAACTTCTCTCCTCGTCCTTTCCTCAGTGCGCTGTCCACAGCGTGCGTAGAGGCCCCGGTTGCTACCGTGATCTCCGCGATCGTCATTGGGTGTTCGCTGTTCGTGAGAACGTTCCGGACGGCGACTTCTACCCATGAATAGCCGGTTCGGCCCTTCCGCCCCTTGACTCCCGCGAGCCCCAAGCGCTGCGCCTCGCCCTTTGCGCTCAAATACGAGCGGCCTGGAAGATCCTTGATGGCGACCTTGATAGACACCTTGCCGGCCCAGATCCTCGCGAGAATCGTTCTTTCCTCATCGGTCCACGCGCGCGCAGACGAAAATTGAAGACCGATCGCCTCACCGCGGTTTCGCGCCGCGAAGTACGTGCGATTCGGGATCTTGTCCATGCTGGCGAGGAGCGTCTCACCGGACTTAGCAATCGCCGCGAGGACGCCGTCCTCTTCCTTGCTCCATCTACGCCCGCCCATTTACTTGATCTCCACGATGTCAATTCCCAGCAGCGCCTTCATCAAATGGCGCTTGATCCTGTATCCCTCAGTGACCCGCCCTTTCACGTCTTCGGTGACCGTCCGGCCCTCCTTCGTCTCATAGACGAAGTCGGCGACGTATCTGAGAGCCGGCTTCTTGCGTCCATCGAGAACCACCGCCGGCGCGAGAACGTGCGGCACCTGCAACTCGAGATCGAAGATTTCGCCACACGCCTGCAATTGCACGAGTTCGTGCCAGCGCCTCATTTCCCGTTTGCTGTCGAACTTGATACCGCCGCTTTCGCACTTTGTATTGCTGTACTTCGACTTCGGAGATTTCTTCGGGACCGGCGACTGAGGACGCGGCGCAAGCGACACGACCGTGCGCACGCCGGCGGCGATGTCGTCGAACTCGCTCGATGGCTGCTGGCCGGTGCGCCGTAGGATCTCGCGCTCGGCGAAGCTGCGGCCGACGGTGCGGTCTTCGCGAACGCGGGCCGTGCCGACGATCTGCGTGCCCTCAGCGAAGCGCAGGGAGGTAGCTCGCTTCGTCATGCCTTGATCTCCAGTTTTTCAATTGCCGCACGCACGCGAGCCGCGATCGCCGGGATCGGCTCATCGTCGCGGTACGCAATGCCCATTTCTTTCGCCTTCGCGGTGATCCCGCTTGCGGACTTGTGCCACTCGCCGGAGGCCTTCGTCCCGTCCGGGTTCCGCTTGACATTCATGCGGCCGATGACGTCACTGAAGCCTTTCGGGCTGATCAGCCAGTCAAGGCCTGCATGCGGCGGGATGTCGACCTTCTCGCGGACCGCCGGGAAATACCGCTTCCAGAAGTCCGGGTCTGCCGGCCGCGCGCCGAGGAATGCGCGGATCGCTCCGGCGCGAGACTCAACGAAGACCGCCTCGTCCACAGTGCCGATCTGCTCCCCAAGCGCCTCGTTGAAGGCTTGGATCACGGCTCGTTCGGCATCGGTGTACTCAGTCTGGATCTCGTCCATCCATCCGCCGGCGTTCAGCCAGGTGCCTGCGTGAGGGATGTATTTCGGGTCCTGCCATTGCTCCGAAGTCATGGCTCGCTCCAGACCTGCCATCAGGTCGTTGAAGAGCTGCTCGTCCGGGTTGCGTTTGGCGAAGGCCTTTTCTGCCGTGATCTTCGATTTCTTCTTCGGGTACTCGCCCCAAAAAATCTCAAAGCGTTCGCGAAGCGAGCGCGAAAGGTTTTCTTTTGGAGTTGTCTTTTGGTCTTTTCTTTTGGAGTTGTCTTTTGTGGTTATCGATTCAATAACCTCAGAGTTATCGTTTTGATAACCCTCTTCCATCGTTTCGATAACCCTAGGGTTATTGTTTTGATAACCACAAACCTTCGAGAGATCGACCTTCGCTTTGCCGGTCCACTGCGCGTACGCCTTGTTGATCGACAGGCAGGCCGCATGCTTTCCCGGAGTGCGCATCAGAACGCCCATCGCGAGAAGCTCGTCAATCGCAGTCGAAACGTTCGGCTTAAGCACGCCAGTCTTGGCTTCGAACTGGCTCAGGCTCACCTCGTCGGACTTCTTGTTGTACCCGTACGTCTGGCGGATCATGACCAACAGCACCTTGTAGTGCCGCTTGCTGAGATCAGCCAGCGCCAATGTTTCCAGAATGCCGTGCGCGACGCGCGTGTAGCCGTCCTCAACCTGGACGGTCCGCGGCTGCTCGGGAAGGTGGATGACTTCGGCCATTGCCATGACGGCGCTCAGTGCAGGTCGCCAGCGCGGAACTTCTGGGCAAGCTCGGCGAGGCCCTTGGCTGTCACGAGAACCTGGGTCGTGACCTTCTCCGACCCGTCACCGCGGTGTACCGTCGTGACCTTGTGCTCGAGCATGCCGCGCTGGAGCTTGTCCTGATAGGCGGTCCACGTTGCGCCACCCGGGCGGCGATAGATCCAGTTGTTCGACTGCATCCAGCCAAAAAGACGCTTCGGTTGTTCCTGGAGGTTCTTGGCCGCGTCGGTGATGCACATCGCGCCATCGGCGGCCGTCAGGCGATTGAGTGCCTCGACCTTCGGTGCCGCCTCTTCAACCTGCACCTTCAGGCGATCACGCTCATCCGCAAGGTCGGCCGCCAGGCGCAGCGCGTCGGGCAAGTTCTGCGGAATCTGGACGACGCCATATGCGCCGGTCTTGCGGATCGACGGGAGGACTTCGTGCGTGATCCACCGCTTGAACAGCTTCGCCTCGGGCTTGCGCGATCGCATCACCAGCGAATAGAGGCCAGACTCGCTCACCGTGCGAACTTCCTGCCGGCCGCCCGGGGTGTCAATACTGCTGACCCCCTTCTCGTCATCATCGAGCGGCATGAGCGCCATCGACGTATTGCCGATGTCGAGCGCGGCACAGACATCGGAGGCAACAAACCACGGCTCTCCGTCAGCACCGTCGATCAGTCGAATCGTGAGAGCGTTAAATTTGAACGGGATGATGCTCATGAGATACCTCAGAGGTCGTGACCGCACGGCAGCGAGCCGTCATGCGACTGACGGGCACCGCACGAGATGCAGATCTTCGGGAGCGTCTGCGACGCGGGCGCGCGCTCGACGCTGGCGACGTCCGACTGCGGTCCGATGAAAAATCGGCCCGTTGCGAGCAGCTCGCCGAGTCCGGTGATCTGCGGAAGGTCGCGTGCTGTCATCAGGCCCTCGCCTTCGGCTTGACGGCATCCGCCTTCAGCTGGGCGAACTCCCGAGAGAGATGGATGCGAACGTCGGCCAACTCGCTCGGGTAGCGAAGTCCGCGCACGATCACCGCGCACGATCACCGCGCACATCGCGTCGCGGATCTGCTTCTGTTCCGATGCGGTTGCGACCGGCGCGGCCGTCTCAGCCGGGCGCGGTGCCGGCGGAGGGGCGACGATCGACTGCGCGCTCGAATTGCTTTGCATGGGATCTCCTGTCGGCTCTCGCCGTTCGCAGTACTAAATCGGAACAGAAGAAGGCTCTCTCAGAACCCGCTTTTGTGTCGACTCATCCCATTTTTTGCGTCGGCCTCGTACCGACACCCATCCGCCAGTTATCTGGCGCTATTTATTCCCCGCCCGTCCCAATGTGGGCGACGTAAAACTCAACAACCACCGGATGCATCGGCCCGTATGCCGAGCGCAGGACGTGATACCCGATGTATTTCTGAAGCGAAACGCCCAACCGAACCGCGTTCGCAACCAGTTCCCCGGCCTCAGGGATAGGAAGTTCCGCCGTCAAGTCGGTATTTCTCTCGCTCATGCTGCGACTTGCGCCCCGTTTTGGGCCTGCGCGGCACTGACGCCAATCAGGTTCGCCGGCAAAGTGCCAACGGTGCCAAACAGAAAGAGCTTCGTGATGCGCGCAAGAGCCGCAGAGTCACTGTCGATGCCATACAGCGCCTTGAAGGCTTGCATGCCCTCATACACCGGGTCCTCGAGCCGGGTCTTCACTTCGTTGCGGAATTCAGCACGTCGCGACATTTGCTACCTCCTTTCAAAAAGAACAACACAGATGAAAACTGTTCACCCCGAACTTCAGTGCACGCCGCTAATCCTTCTTCCCGCTGGGCGTGCCAACGGGCGGCTGCACATCATCGGAAGCGGCGGCACTCTCGACGGCATCCTTCGTCTTGATCGCTCGGTTCTTGTTCGTCTCGTAGAAGAACGCGATGAGCTCTGGCTTGCTGAACGACGCGCCGAACTCAAGGCATGCCGCATACAGCCGCTCCATTCGAGTCGGGCCCGGGATCTTTCTCGCATAGACCCAATGCGCTTCAATGTTGCCGGTCGTAGTCTTCGCGGAATCGGCGAAACGCTTCCTCGCCTCAGCGTCGAGTGATCGGTAAAAGCCCTTGAAGTCGGCCGGACGGGTAGTGTTCATGGACACCATCCTATATTACCCGTGCGGTAGCTGCAAGGACTTTCTATTACCCCGCTGGACAATTTACCTAAAGGGTAAGAACTGGCCTAATATCGTCATGAAATCGATAGAAGAAATCCGCCGAGAAAACTTCGTAGCGCTTATTCAGGACCACTGCAAAGGCAATCAGACGGCCGCTGCGACCGTCTTGGGCTACGATCGCCCGACCCTTGTCAATCACTGGATAAAAGGAAGAAAGGAAATCAGCACGGCCAGTGCTCGAAAGATCGAAGAATCTTTTGAGCTCGCGCCGTTTTGGATGGATTCAGAGCACAATTCAGCAGGTACTGAATCGCGGAACACAACGGGTAAAACGCCCATATCTAACGATTCGCAAACGGTTGCGAGGAATAGTATTCCGGGTAGAAAAAAGTTCGACAAAAACGTAAGGCCCTCTCCGGTAGGGGAGCGCCAGATCCCCGTAATAAGCTATGTCCAGGCCGGCATGATGACTGAAGTATTCGATCCGTTCGCCCTGGGCGACGGCTTTGAGTTGATTACAACAGACCTTGACCTCTCTGGCGGCGCATTCGGGCTGATCATTGAGGGGGATTCGATGAAGCCCGAGTTCAACGAGGGAGACAAAGTCATTATTGATCCCGCGGTTGAGCCCCGGCCGGGCGATATGGTCGTCGCGAAGAATGGTCGCGAGGAAGCGACCTTCAAGAAATATCGACCGCGAGGTACTGACGAGCACGGCAACTTCGTCTTCGAGCTGGTGCCGCTGAATGATGACTTCCCGACCCTCCATAGTGAGCGAGATCACCTGCACGTCATCGGAGTGATGATGGAGCATCGGAAATATCGTAAGCGCTGATCGCGCACAGCCATTTCAAGCAGCCCGCCTCGAGCGGGCTTTTTTGCGCCTATAGCTACTACCGCAACAGTAGATAAAATCAATCGCCTCTATTACCGATAGGGTTTGCGTAATTGCTACCCCACGGGTAATATTCACTCAAGCGCTGAACGAGGCGCGACCTGGCACGAACGAGGGCCCTTAGAGCAACGCACTCTGACGAGTGTTTTGTCACTAAGGGCCTCCAGCCAGGGTAACCGAGACGAGGTTGAGATGTTCTACAGCGACTACGCGCCAGTCAAGCGACACGTGAGCACCGTGATAGCCATCTTCTCTCGTCATTACAGCGCATACCGCGGCCGTGCTCTCGCTCGGGTCGTCGACTACGGCGAAGTGGTCTGGTGCTAACACTGATTAGGAAAGACATGCAACGAAGCCGAATCGCAATCTTGGGTAGCTCTCTGGCCGCGGGCCTCGGAGCGATGCTGACCGCGGGCACGGGGGCAGATGTGGTGACGATCGAGCGCGAGCGTCCGGTAAGCGCCAAGCGTCGCCGCGTTGCGCCGAGCCCGCGCAAGAAGGCCAGCAACCGCATGCCGCACATCGGCGCGAAGGAGCAGGAGCGCGCGAAGCGCCTCTTCATGGTCAGCACCTTCGGCGGACCGTCGAATCCGTTCAATGAGAGCCCGCGCTGCGCGCCGACCCTTTGCCAGATGAGCAAGCGTCAATTCGCCAGCTACTCGAGGGAGGCCTGACCATGCTGTATCTCCTGATTGGACTGGCGCCGTTCATTTTCCTCGACTGGTTTCTCTTTGGATGGAGTGGCCGCAATGCACCGCGCATTCAACGATAACGCTCTGCTTCTCGCATGCGATCGCCTGCATGCGAGAACGACAGTGGCGGCCCTTGCCCTGTTTGCTGCCGTAGGGTTCGTCTGGTTTCTGTGTGTCGCAATCCCTGCAGGAGCGCTTTGATGAAACTCTGGCAAATCTGGGGTATCAGCCTGATCGTCGCCTCCGCATTCCTGGCGATCGATTCCGAGACGTCGTACAGAGCAGCACAGATGGAACGCTGTTCGCACGTCCGCTGCATCTGACGTAACCGCTCCCGGAAAATCTCACCATGAGCAGCTCACTCTTAGTAGTACTTGCCGCCCTCGGCGTTGTTGCATGGCTCGCGACGCTTATCGGTTGCTGTGCGTTCATTCGCGGTGCAGCGCTGCATGAGAAGAAACAGCGCGAATTTGCGGAGCGCAAGAAGGTCGTCGACGACTGGATCGCATCGAAGAATTTGCAGTAAGCGTGGAGAGCGGGCCGGCGCTTATATCCGGCACTTATTCGGAGAAGAAGATGAAAGAACGCCCGATCCTGTTCAGCGGACCGATGGTGCGCGCTCTACTCGACGGCAGCAAGACTCAGACGCGTCGTGTACTGAAAAATCAGCCGCCCGAGGACGTTTCGCCAATCACCGTCGCGCACTATGAACCGACCGTGATCAATTGGCGCGGCGAGGAAGAGCCAGGAAGCGTGATCTTCGGTGCGTACAGCGCCGACGGCGAATGGGGTAGCAAATGCCCTTACGGCGAGCCCGGTGACCGTCTGTGGGTGCGCGAGACGTTCGCCCACATGTATCGCGGCAACGCGGCCCCCGAAATGAGGCGTGACGATGATGTCGTCTATTGCGCCGACGGCTTTACTCCCGACGAATACGTCTATGGCTCGTGGAAGCCGTCAATCCACATGCCGCGCTGGGCGTCGCGCATAACGCTCGAAGTAACCCGCGTGCGCGTCGAGCGCCTGCAGGACATCAGCGACGCGGACGCAGAAGCGGAAGGGATCGACTTCCTCCGGCGCGTTCCAGATGCGGACGAAACGCTCGCGCCGCGCCAGCTATTCATGTGCCTATGGGACAGCATCAACGAGTCGCGCGGGCTCGGCTGGAACGCTAATCCTTGGGTATGGGTTGTTGAATTCAAGAAGCTTTGATGGCGCACGGCACCGGACAAGAAGATCCGTCCGAATGACAACCCCCGGCCATCGCCGGACACGAGATTAGAGAGGATGTATGAGCGACTGGCTCAACAAGTGCCACTTTGGCGACTGCCGCGACACGATGCGCGCCATGATCGCCGACGGCGTGAAAGTGCAGACGATCGTCACGAGCCCGCCGTATTGGGGCCTGCGCGACTATGGCGTCGATGGTCAGATCGGCCACGAGCCGACGTTGCGCGAGTTCATCGACACGCTGACCGACGTGTTCGAACTGTGCCGTGAGCTGCTCGCCGATGACGGTACTGCCTGGGTGAACATGGGCGACAGCTATGCGACAAGCGGCGGTGCAGGCGGCGGGAAAGGCGCGCGGGACGGCATGGTATTTCGGGACACGTCCCGTCCCGGTGGCGTGCCAGTCGGCCTGAAGCCGAAGGATCTCGTCGGCCAGCCGTGGCGGCTCGCCTTCGCGTTGCAGGACGCAGGGTGGTATCTGCGCCAAGACATCATCTGGCACAAACCGAACCCGATGCCAGAATCGGTGCAGGACCGTTGCACCAAGGCGCACGAGTACATCTTTTTGATGACGAAGAGCTCGAGCTACCACTGCGACATGGCGTCGATCCGCGTGCCGGCAAGTATCGAGACGAAGCTGCAGTCGTTCGAAACGATGAATTTCAAGGCGCGCGATAAGTACAAGACAGCAGGGAATGTCAACCCGCCGAAGGGTGCGTTGGCGTACGAGGCGGGCGACGAGCGGCACCGGACGAAAGCCGGGTTGCTCGCGTACGCCGAGAAAACGCGTGCCTCGCGCGACAACTTCAAGCGCGAAGACTCGAAGCGGGCGGTTGCTCACCCCGGTCAAACGATGGGCACTCACCGGCCCGACCGTCCCGACAGCGAATACGACCTGAGCACGGCGAACCGCCGGAGCGTATGGACGATCGCTACCGAAGCATATCCGGGCGCGCACTTCGCCACGTTCCCCGAAGCGCTTGTCGAGCCGTGCGTGCTCGCCGGCAGCCGTCCCGGCGACGTCGTGTTCGATCCGTTCTTCGGCAGCGGCACGACGGGACAGGTCGCCTCGCGCCTCGGGCGCCGATTCATCGGCTGCGAACTGAACCCGGAATATGAGCCGCTGCAGCGCGATCGCCTGCGTCAGCCGGGGCTGATGCTGGAGCACGCATGATCTGCCCCATGCGCCGCGCAGCTCGGACAAAGCTTGAATCGCTCTGCCTCGCTCGCGTACCCACGCCGGAACAGAAGCACGCAGCATACGACGCGTTCTTGACGCTTATGGCGCATGTAGAGAACGCGAGAGTTGAGATACGGATCGGCAAGGCGCTGGTCGTGAGGGAGCCGAGATGAGCCGAAATCTTCTGCACAAAACAAAGCTTGAGGCGTTCAAGACGTTTCTGTCGAAGTCTGGAATAGAGCACCGGCGCGGGAGAGGCGCTTTCCAAGTGCTCCAGGTGAGGCTAAAGAGCGGCCAATGGCAATGTGTGTTTGATCGGCTTGACGCACCCGAACACTACACCGTGGCGCATCCGCTTGAGGGACTGGTGCACAGGTTCATCAAACAGGCGAAGCAAGCCGCCTAACCCTACGGAGAGCAGCATGAAACAACATGAACACGCGGCAGACGCAGCGGAGCTTTCGCCTTGTCCGTTTTGCGGCGGCGGGGCTCGTCACCTGCCGTTTCGTGCGGGCTATCACCCAGAGAAGGCGATCTGCGACACATGCAAAGTGTCAGCCCACCCCGATGTATGGAACCGCCGCGCAGCACTGGATTCGTCGGCAGTGGCGGATGGCGGCAAGGGTGAGGCGGTGGGATGGAGGCTTGTGCCTGTAAAACATAATGGCCGCGCTGGATTGACAGACGCAATGATGCGGGCCTTCTACGATGCATTCGACGGCGAGCATGCGCGCAAAGGTAGCTTCGAGCGCCTGAACGCAGCGTACAACGCCATGATTAACGCCGCCCCGCAAGCCGAGTGCGCTCCGCGTGACGCGATCCTCAAATTGGTAGCGCGTCACGCTGAAGAGTTGGAAAAGAACGACTACGCATATTTCGAACTGGCATACACGCGCCGAACCGGCTGGATGGCGTGGATTTGTTCCAACCATCGTGACGACGACCCGAATCGCACGGTGTTGGCGCGCGGTCAGGGAGATACCGCCGAAGCAGCGTGCACGGACGCCATTGAACAGGCAGTGAACAAGGGAGCGGGCAATGACTGAGCGATTGATTGAACTGCTGCGCGAAATTCGTCCGAACTACGGCGACGTTGGCTCGCGTGATGTGGACGTACGAAAGAGGCAAGAGCAGATTGACGAAGCAATCGCCCTTCTCGCCCACGGTGCGCAAGCCGAGTGCGGCAAGAGAAGCGCGGAGTTGCTTGGACCATCCGACGAAGGATTCTGGAGCAAGCCCAAGAGCGCCGCACCCGTAGCGAGTTCGGTAGCCGACACAGCGGGGGTAAAGCTGATGCCGCCGCGCATGACGCCCGAAATGAAAAGCGCCTTCGTGAAAGCCGCGCGCGATTACGCCGAGCGTACTGGCGGCAACAACCCCGACGCGATGTATGAGGCCGCATTCGCCGCCGCCCCTACCCCTGCTATCGACGCAGCGGGGGTGAGTTCGGATGATGTGCTCGGGAAGCTGATGAACATCGCGGCAAAGCACATTCAAACCGGCTACCTGCACGACTTCACTAACGAATGGAACGCCGCTATTGCAAAGGAGTCCGGGAAATGACTGACGAACAAAAGAATACTCTGCGCGACTTGCTAAGGTGCTTTATGTCGTGGGAGCCGCAAGTTCGCGTGCTAGGGAACGTTCGCGCCGATGATGCCGCCTTCGCCATTCAAGCCGCAATTCTCGCAGCAAGCGCGAGTGACAGGGATTCGTCGGCAGGTAGCGCCCGCCAAGCCGCGAGCGATGCGGGGCCGGTGGCGTGGTTCGACAAGGAACTGAATACGGTTCGATGGAAGGACGGCCTTGTAAATGCCGATTTCACCGACGGCCAGCCATTTTTCACCCGCCCCGCCGCTCGCGCCGACGATGCGCTGACGGATGAGCAGATCAAGAATGTATTCGTGGCGTTTGGCGACCCTGCCCCGAAGAAATGCCACGTTGACGCAGCCCGTGCACTTCTCGCGGCAAAGGGGAAAGCCTCGTGAGCGACGAACTGAAGGCGCTGCTGCTAGATTTGATCGATGACGTGGAGGATTATGCCGCGTCGAATGTTTTCAGAGAATGCCACCGGGAAGCCCGCGCCAATCTGTTGAAACGCGCCCGAGAATTCATGGCATCCGATAGCGCAACGAGCGCGCGTGATGCTGCGCTAGTCCGACTGACGGCAGAGCAAGAGCGCCTTGGCTTGTATGACGCCGCCCCGAGCGCCGTCGAGCAGGATGCGGCGCCGTGGATCAGCACAAAGGATCGTATGCCGGCTGAAGGTCAGTCGGTGGCGTTCGTCACCCGAAGCAACAGCGAACACGAACACGGCAGAGTGCTCGGGGGGACGTTTCACACGGTCGCCGAAATGGCATGGTTCAGTGTTCCCGGGGTTAGCTATTTCGCATCACACTGGATACCACTTCCCGCAGCACCTGTCGCAGCAATAGCCGCACAGCAAGGAGCCCGCAATGACGGTTGAAGATCACAAGCGCCTGCGCGAGCTGGCGGAGAAGGCCGGCGGCGACGAGTGGACGCCGACGTATGCCACACGGACCGACCCGGCGCGCGTCTGGCTGCCGGATGGGGATGGAATCGCTCAGTGTTTCGGAAACGCAGGACATATGCCAGAGCCAATCGATGCTGACGACATCGCTGAGTTCGTCGCCGCCGCCAATCCCGCGACAGTCATCGCCCTGCTCGACGAGATCGAGCGACAGCAGCGCCAACTCGCCTTTGTCCGAGGCCAGAACCGTCGATTCATCAAGCTAGACGAAAGTCGGATCCAGGAGATCAGGGCTTTGCGCGCCGAGATGGCGGAGTTGCGCAAGAGCCGCGCCGATGCACTGCTCGACGCAGAGCGCGCCCGCGAGGAAAGAAACCGCGTAGGCGTTGAGATACGGAGAGAGCTTCTCATGGCGCACGGATTGGAAGAGGTCGGAGTTGTTGTTGCAGACGACCCAGTGCACGGTTGGCATATGCACGCGACCAAGCCATGGGATGAAATCGGCGCAGGCACCGAACTTTACGCGAAGGTTAAATGATGATCACGATCGACATCCACGAAACGCGCCGCGTCAATTTGAAGGCCCTGATCGAGCGGGACGCACAGGGGAACATCTCCGGCTTCGCGAAGAAGTACGGTTACACGCGCGCGCAGGTCTCGCAGTACCTGTCGGATACGTATAACGACGGGCGCAGTATCGGTGAGCGCGCCGCGCGCGCTATAGAAGAGGCAGCACGCGTCGATCAGGGATTTCTAGATCGCACTGAAAAGCAGATCGCTGGATCGGCGTCGATCACCGAAAAGCTGGACCAGATTATTGCCCTGCTTCAAAACCGCGAGACGCGCGATGATCGCCTGTGGAGCTCAAAGCAAATCGCGGAGTGGCTCGGGCTATCCACCATTAGTGTCGAGCAACGCGTTGCGAAGCGACCGGACTTCCCCGCTGCTCTTCGTCCCGTCGGGACGTCGCAAGCGCAGCGCCGATGGTTCGCGAGCGATGTGATTGCGTGGGCAAGGAATTCTCTAAGCCGGGATTGAGCATGGTGCAACACATAACCGAATTCCTGCGCGTGACGCGCGAGCACTTCAAAATAGAAGCGAAGCCGGGGAAAATATGGCCGCAAGCATGAAGCCGATCTATCTGGATCTGCAGGCAGTAGCCGACGCTGTGTCGCTTTCCGAGGCCAGCGTGAAGAGACTGGTGCGCGAAGGCGGGTTCCCAAAGCCGCGGATGTTGTCTGGTCGGCGCGTGGCCTGGCTGACTGCCGAGGTGGAGGCATGGGCACACGCTCGCCCGGTGTCCGACATCCTTCCGCCGCCGAACACCGGGAATCGAAAGGGATCTACTCGGGATGAGTCGCCGCGAGCTTCTCAAGCCGCTCCGACAGCCGCGTGAGCCACAAGCGCCGCTCCTTGTCGTATGAGTGTCTGTTGTACACGCCGGTGACACCAGGCAGCACGTGGCCGAGAATTGACTCGGCCACCTCATGCGGGCATTCCATCGAGGCGAGCATTGTCCGAACGGTGCGGCGCAAATCATGCGGCGCCCAATTGCTCACGGGAAGTCGCGTCCGATCGGCTTTCGGGGCGCTTTTGCAGTACGGCTGCCGATAGTAGACCGACTGCTGAATCAACTTTTGGTCCTTATGGCCTGCCGCCGACGTCGACGGGAACAGAAAACCATCCTTCGAGACGAGGATTCTCCGGCGTACTATCTGCTCGGCCCGGCCAATCAGCGGCACCCGCAAATCGGTCGCGCTCGCGCGGTTCGCGTTTTTCGTCTTCGCTTTCGGCACTGTCCACCAGTAGCCGTCTTTCTCTTCCGTGAATTCCCTTTTTTCCATGCTGACGATTTCTGACCCGCGGGTGCCGGTCCACAGGTAGAGCGTCAGCACGTCGTTGATCGACTGGCTGAAATTCGGGAGCCAGCGGATCACCTCACCGACCTCGGCGTCCGTCAGGACGCGTTTCGTAGTGACGCGCTCGCCGTCGACCTTTCTTCCTTTGCTGCGGAGTCGGCCGCGCATTACGAGGCGCCACCAGTTCGGACTGGTATCGGTCAGCCGCCCGGCGTCGAGTGCATATTCCCACGCCGCGCCGAGCGCGGACCGCAGTGTCGCCGCGAGCGCTGGAGTATTCGCACACCCCTCGAGGAGGTCGAAGGCTTGTTTCCGCGTGATCGACTCAGCCGGAAGGTGTGCAATCGGCTCGAGCTTCGTCGCGAAGATGCGCCGGATGATGTCGGCGCCTTTTGCCTTGCGATGACGCTCCACATGGCCGGCGACGTAGTCCTGACACAGTTTGCGTACGGTGTACTCCGACGGCACGGCTGCCGGATCTTTGCCTATGCGTTTTGCCGCGGCCGGGTCGCCACCCGCCTCACGCGCCTGGCGTAGCTTTTCCCACTCGGCGATCGCCGCGGCGTAGGACATGGCAGGCCACTCGCCCAGCTTGATCTGCCTCATCCGATCATCAATCGGGGACTTGTAGCGATAGGTCCAAGAGCGGCGACTTTCGGTCGCCTGAAGGCGCAGGCCGGGAAATCCGTCGATCGTGATGTGCTCGCCGGGGGCTATTTGTTTGGCTTGACGGGCGTCGAAGCGCAT